TGTAATACTCTTCTTTTTTAGAAGCAGAGATTTTATCAAAAGATCTACTCTCTCCTGCTTGTTGCGCGGCAGACTCTGCATATCTATCAAGAATTTTTTGATCCATAACAGGATTATTTAACTGAGACTCTAACGCAGTTATTTTTATATCAGCTTCTCTAATTGACCTGCGATCAGCATCAGCAACTCTATCAGAGTGATTTATAATTCTACGTGAAACATCGTTTAGTTTATTATTAGCTTGATTTTGAAGAGTTTTACTTTTCCAGCCCGAATCGCCATAATTTGCTTCTTGCATTTTTTTAACAAGGTTTAATTCTTTTGTTAAAGAATCTCTTAAACCTTCAGGAAGAGTTTCTATTTGAGAAGCAAGACTATCAATATCGTTATCTAATGTCTGCTCTCTAGTAGCGGCTTCACTAGCCCTGCGTTGAACCCCATCCTCATAGGTGTTGAGGCTGTTAACACGCCTGAGCATGTATTCTGACTCACTTCCAGTATACGTTTCTACGTAGTCTTCACGCTCTTCTGGAGTCATTCCTTGCAAAGTAACGTCAACTTTTTGTTGTTCAACCTCTGCTTTTTGGTTTTGAACACGACTAGAAATAGCCATGCCAGCGTTCATTGCACGAGAGTCCCAGTTTGAAAAAGAAGAAAAGTCTACAAGTGGATTAGCATCTTGTATCGCCTTTGCTCGTGTTCTTAGTGCGGTTGCTCTTGCGTCTCTTTCCTTGGTACCTAAAGAAGGATCAGAATATATCTTAGTATATTCAGTCTCAATAGCACTTAATTCATTAACGGCAGTTACTTTTTTCTGCGCTTTGTCTTGCTCGCGGACAGACGCACCTACTCTAGAAAGAGACTTTCTAATTTCGTCTGCTTGTTCTGGGTTTTGTTGCATTAACGCAGTGTAAGAACCAACAGCTTCTTTGTACATCTCAGGAGTAAGCTCACCAGCTAAAGCACTTTGTTCTAAACCAAACAAACCTTTTTGCAAGTTAGCCGTTTTTTGTGCTTGACGTCTACGACCCGGAGCAGCACCCATCTGCTGTGCAGCAGTAAACAGTCCTTGAGCATATTGAGGCTGTGTTGCAGCTTGTACAAAACTTCTACCAAACCTAGCCATGATTAGCCTCCAAACCCTGTAATGTAATCGAACATGTTTCTAAAAAAGTTGCTACGATTATCTTCAGAACCGCTTGAAGCTTCTGGGTTAGCAAACAAGCCTGACAACAAACCAGAACCAGCAGCACCCATCAAGTTAGCCTGTCCAAGACCTGCACCCAACAACGCGTCAATACCAGAAGCAGTAGCTTCACCAAACAAACCTGTACCGTACAACTGTGCTTGTTGTTGTTGAGCCGCTGCTGTTTGTCCGGGTTGGAAAGCAGCTAACATCTGTTGTTGCGGTAAGTAACTACCCATCAAGTACTGTTGTCCTAACGCAGATAGTCCTGCTTGTTCTTGACGTGCTTGCTGTGCTGCGCCTAAACGAGCCTGAGATAACTGTTGAGCTTGCGCTTTCTGCATAGCCAGTGCTTCAGGAGTACCGCCAAACTCTGCTGTACGTACACCAAGACGACCTTGTGCAGCAAGTCTTTCTTCAAGACCTAACTGTTGAGCACGTTGTTCTGGTGCCAAAGCTTCTGAAATTTGACCGTAGATCTCATCTTCACGTAGTCTAGGATCAGCCTGAGCTTGAGCAAAGAAGTCACCAGCCCCGCCAAACATACGTTGTTGAAAAGCCCGTTCTTCAGGTGACATGGCCATTGTGTACTGACCATCAGGACCAGCCATAAACTGACCGCCTGTAGCAGTAGTAACAGTATAAGGTCTAAACGCTGCCTGTCCTAGCTGAGTTTGAGCAAGACCTTGCCCTAGTTGTAAACCACGCTCACCTATACCACCAAGTCTGTTATAAGCGCCTGTTAGAAGACCAAGCCCGGCAAGACCTTGAGCGCCTCCTCCAAACAAGAAGTCACCAAACAAATCCATAAAGCCGGGATCTTCTGGAGTAGGAGCATCTGTACTGGCTCCCGCTCCAAGAACATCAGATGGTGTTCCAATGTTGTATTCGTCTTCGTCCATTACTTACTCCTAATTAAACTGTTTTACCTATTAAAGCCAATATATTAATTTCTTGTAGTGACAATGCGCTTCCATTGATGTCAGCCTCAAGGCCAACAACAACTGTAGAGCCACTTCCACCTGCGTTTAATGCTTTACGCGTGGTAGAAGCACCTCCTGTAAACTCTTTAGATGCAGACACGGTTAGTGTATCTATGTCTACAAAAGCATTTGTAATGTAAACGTACGTTTTTCCGTCTACAGTATTAGAATAACTATCACCATTTAACAAAGCCCCACCACCAGATCCGGTTGTAGGGGCAGTAGAAAAGTCACCTAAGAATTTATCAACAACATAAACCCCATTCGTTAAAGTAGACGTTATAGTAAAGCCAGAAAGCTCAGAAAGAGAAACGTACTCAGAAGCACCAAACTCTGCTACGGGTGCGCCCTGCACAGTAAAGGTTGTATTTCTGTAGCTAGTGTTAAAGTCATAAGCAAACTTAATAAAGATGTCTGTATTGCTGGACGTAATAATCGTAGGGTTAATCTTCTTGATAAACTTAAGACGCGAGGGATCGCCAAACGTCAAGCTTGGACTGTAGTATTTAAATCGGAAAGGCGACCCATTATCTAAATAACTTTTGTATTCACTAATTCCATTAGTAGATCCTATATATAACTTGCCGTTCTCTAACCGCTCATACGCTGTAAATACAGAATTAGGCCAGCGTGTTGCTCTTAAAGACCCATCTTCTAAATTGCCTCTTAAATCAAAGCAATACGTTGTGTTTTGACCAACAAAAGTAAGCAAGTAAAAGCTTTCTTCTGGGCTATAGACTGTTCGATAAGAGGTATTCTCGTCTTGTATTAGCTCAATAATGTCTTTAGTAATGGTTTTAGACAGTGTGCTAATAGGCATAGACTTTTCTTGTATTGTTCTGCCAAAGCTACGCAATCCAGTATGTGACAAAAACAGCACGTCAGTACCCGTATGTTGGATAGTGTCTCTATCTACACACCCAACGCCAGCTACAGTGTCCATAAGAGACATGGTTGCTGGTGCTTCAGCACCTTGATAAACAACAATGCTGTGCTGTCCAAAGATGATTAACAGCCCGTTGTGTGCGGCTAAAGCAACAATCTCGTCGTAACCATCAGGCCACACCTTAGCTATGTCAATGCTACCACTAGTACCACCAGACCAGTTATTACCAATTAATAGATCAGACCAGTAAACCGTAGACTTATTGCTGGTTGTGTCTGCAGTCCAAAGGCGACCATAAGCAGATATAACTTCATTACCATATTGGGCCGCAGTAATGCCTGTTAGTTGAGTAAGAGTAGCGGGACTGACCGTGCCGTCATATACCAAAGGTTGTGTGCCACGCTGGAAAAAATAAGCTTTGTCATTAAAGTTTACGATCTTCCAGTTGCTTGCGCTGATACTAATAGAGGACGATATGTCTGTAAGGGTACTCGTTCCTGTCATTACCTTGTTGTTGCCTACAGACAAAACAGTAGTAGCACCAGAGGTGTTTCTATACTCGTGAACATCTCGAACAGCTTCAGAGCCTAATGCCGTTTTATCTGTAGTAAGAACAGTGTGGCCTTTACGAGAAGCAATACGACCACGCTTATCAATAACGGCGTTGTCTGCTATTTCCGCAAACGAAGGGTCTTGAGCAATAGGAGAGTCTTCAGTGTTAATACCTTTGAAGGCTGGTGCTACAAGATTAATACTCTTAAGTTCTTGTGCCATATTAGATAGTCCTAAAGATCATCTCTTCTGGATGTTTTGCCGCATCAATAGCAATGGCATCAGATAGATACTTGTCTGCAATAGCAAAGTATTCAGCAGTAGAAGTACCACCTGTCTCACCACGTTCACGAGCAAGCAACGCTACAGCCAAATGAATCACGGGTTTCTCTGGCACAAGTAGGTTGTCGGTGTTAGCAGTTAGCTCCGCTTGTCGCTTAATAACATCAAACCTAAGTGTCTGAGATGCATTAGGACGAGGACTAACAAGTACCTGAGTGTCACCGTTATCATCTAAACCATCAAAGGTGTAGTATCTAGGTGAACCGTCAACAATAGAGTTAATATAAAGTTGCTCGTTAAACCAGTCTTTTGTTTGATAAGCTAAGTAACAGTTTTCAGTATCATTTAAAGCTGACATTACTTTTACGTTGTCACCACACCCTGCCAAAGAGTGTTGATTATCGCCAGTAGAAACATTAATACTAATAGTAGTACGTAAAGCAGACCAATCAGTAGACTCTTCTACCATTACTTTAGCGTCGTTAATGAAGTCACCAACCATCTTTGCGTATGTAGATTCTGTAACACTTGTTACTTCTTCTTCACGCAAACGACGCAGCACGTTGTTCATTAAATTTAAATACGTCATTTAAGCATCTTCCCAAATAAACTGCGACCAATTAACCCATCAAGTTCTCTAAAGTAATCTTTTTTAGGCGGTGCAATAAGCTGTTGTAATTGTACAGGTGTGTAGCCTATAGAAGTCATGAAGGGTTTAAACGCCCCATCTGGTGATAACATCCCTCCTGCGCCAGCGCCGGTTCCAGTACCATCGCCATCGCCGTTACCATCGCCGTCACCGTCGCCAGCACCATTTCCGTCACCGTCGCCAGCACCATCACCATTTCCGTCACCATCTCCATCGCCGTCGTCAGGATCTACAGGCTCAGGCTCAACAGGGGCTTGTCTTGGGGCATCACCCTTTGTAGGAACTGTTAAATCAACTTCACAAATACCTAACAAATCGTTATATACAGTACCGGGAGGACATGCTTCTACTGGCTCAGGTTGTGGCTCTGGCTCGCCTATTCTTCCGGGACCGCCGTAAATAGAACCTACAATAAAAGGATTGTTGTTTGGATCAAAATCATCATCATAAAAACTACTATCAGGGTCTGTTACATCGATAACAGCTCCATCAGAGTCTCTTCTAAAAATACCATTGCCTTGATAAACCCACTGATCATCTTCACCTATCTGAACACCACCGCTTGGTTCAGGTTCAGGTTCTCCACCACCACCACCTCCGCCAGCATCTTCAGAAATTTGATAGTCTGGAGGAAAGTTAATTACATATACAATCCCTGTTTCTGGATCTGTATACATTCCGTCTTCAACCATTTCTTCGGTAATAAAACCTTCACCAAATATTTGCTCAAACTCTTCTAC